CACCCCCTAAAGCCTCTACCCCTGACAAAGCAAATGCTGTATCCCCGCGAGCAACAGTGCCAACCTCTCCAGATGCAGACACGCCCGTCAGGGCAACTGTCGAAGCCGCAGTAACTGATCCAACAAAACCGGAGGCCGCAACACCCGACAGGGCAACGGTGCTTGAGCCTGTTACAGACCCAACAGCCCCAGACGCTGATACGCCCGTTAATTCTTGCCCACTGAGAACTGATCCAACATTCCCGGACGCGGACACGCCCGTCAGGGCAACGACGACTACGTTTTCACCGAGAGCCGCAAATGGGGCTTGTGCAAATGCGGATATACCAAACATGGTCTACGGCTTACGCCGCCTCCGCTTAGGTTGTAGCCAGACGCAACAAAGCAGTTGATGTCGTATCAGCAGGCATTGTCAAAGTAAAAGTACCCGCAGTGATCGTCTGACTACCGAAGGTGTGAACGCTGACCGCCTTGTTACTTTGCGTAGAGTTGTAAATCAACACCGCATCAAACGCCGTAGACAAAGTTACTGTTGTGTAAACAATGGATGCCGAAGGGGTAAAAAACGCCACCCCCGCAGTTGCCGAAGAGTTTGTTGCCGTAGGAGGGGTTGCAGCCGTTACCGTTACGCCCCCTGCGGAGTAACCCGTACCAGACACCTCATTCGAAGCAGAGTACGCCGTGGTAGATGCGTTAACTGTGGCGGATGTCAAATACAAAGCCGCTTTAAACGTGTCGGTTGCGCTTGTTCCGCGGGTCGGTGCCGTTCCAAAGTTATGGGTTGCGGTCATTAGCTCGCCCATGAACGAGGTACACATTGATTGGGTGTTAGCGATAATAGTTCCTTTCGTGGGCTTTGCCCAGCTTACGTTTACACTCTATGCCCACGATTTTCACCGCGAATAAAACTAATGTGCCCTTGTGAGACACCAAGAAAATCCGCAATTTCTCGTTGTAGCCCCGGCGCTGTTTTTGCAAACTCAACCTGTTTGTTTGTTAACTTTGCTCGACCGTGTGTTTCGCCTACACGCATACGCAATTTTCTTTTTGCGTCTTGCATGTTTTCTTTTCTTGTGCCAAGACTTAAATGATCTGGGTTTACACACGCTGGAGTATCGCATGAGTGCATAACATCGCACGTACTTAAAACGCCTTTAAAAAGCCTGTACGCTACGCGATGTGCAAGCTCATTTCTAGCTGGGGTACGAAACAGCCCGTACCCGTTCTTCATACGGTACGCCGTCCACAGCCAACAGCCATTTTCTATCTTGTTCACTTTTTCCATAAAACGCTTAACTTCTGGCATGTGCGATTTTCCAGCCACGGTATTTATCCTTTAAGCAAAAGAAGCTGTTTCGCCGCCACCAAAGACGGCTGTTTTTTTCAAGGTCACATGCGCAGAACGGTGGACAAGCTCTCCGTCCAACCAGTACTCAACCCATGTCGTGAGTTCGTTGTCATTGTCCACGGTCCCCTCCAGCTTTTCAAGCAGAGAGTCGTCCATGTCGCCTTTGGTTGTGGTTACAAGCATGTTGGTCCTTATGAGATGCGGATAAGTGCATTTTCTGCGTTGTTTGGTGGAAATTGTATTTGAAACTGCTGGTTTACGGTTGTCTGATCCAAGCCGAAATTTAGCACCCCAACTGACTTATTAGCCTTGGAAAAGTTATAAAGCAACGCGCCCCGGGTTGTAAATGACGAGCCGTTCCAGGTAGGGTTGCTAAAAGACACATATGCAATGGTGCCCGTCAGGGTGACCGTGGCTCCCGTGAGCACTTCGCCCCCGGCTGTATAGGCCGTTCCCGTTATCTCATCAGAGGTTGTATACACCGTGGTGGCGGCATCTAGCTGCGCAGAAGAGGTGTACAGCGCAATTTTTATGGTGTCTACGCTAAAGTCATGCACGCCCAAAAGCAATTGCTGCTTAAAACTACTAGTTAATCCAGCGGTAATCATGTGTTACCTCACAGGCAATCGAACTTGGCCATCTTGATAAGCATCCCCTCGTTGCTTACCGTCACCCAGATTTTTCAGTAAACCCAGGGCCTCTTTGTACTTTGCGTCATACAACGCCATCATGTCGGTCTCGCCTTTCATGTAGGTGTATGCCTCAACCAGAGAGCCGTACAAAAGGACACTGTCAAAATTGTCACCAAGCCAAGAAGTACCTGCGGTAACAATTGATTCTGGGTAGTAGTAATAATGAAGCTCCGCCTTATATGTTGCGTCCGGCGTCGGACCAACAATAAAAGTAAGTTCGGTAGGAGCGCTCGTGCTTGGGCCAAAAATGGCGTAGTGCTTGGGCAACGCCCGATAAGAGGGGTTGGGATAAACCTCTCGAATGTAGTTGACGTCGCGGTTGAGCAGGTATAAATAACTGCCCTGGAAGCTTACCGTGCCAGATACCGTGCCTACATTAGCAAGACTAAGCGTAACCGTAGTTCCTACAATGCTGACTACCGTGGCCAATGGAGCAATACCAGACCCGGTTACATACATGCCCACAACAATTTGAGAAGCGCTTGATACAACAATCGTCGACAGCCCTGTGGTTCCTGTTGCTGTTGGCGTAGGCTGAGAATAAATAGCCAGCGAATAGGTAGACAAAAAATCGTTGGGCGTAGTCAGGTATTGATTGCCCGCTGTCAACGTCCCCGTTACGTTTTTGCGCAAGTTAGCAAGTTGAACAGTGTTGTTAATCCGCTGTTCCGCCTGATCTACAAAGACGGGTATTTCCGCAACAAAATCCGTGTCGGTGTTGTTGGTGTATGCCTGAATAGCAGCGGTTAGTTCAGCATAGTTCATGTGATGCTCGTTGTAATTGTTCCAAGCATAGCCCCGGCAGCCAACGGTCTTGCGAGGGCCATGGGCTGCATACCAACACTGGCAAAAGCCGTGTCCCCGGTGTCCCCAACGTAAACATTGACCCCTAGCCTTGCCTCCGGACGGGGCTCCAATAAAGCTTGCGGCTCGTTTAGGCTGCGTTTAGGCTCGAGCTGTGGGTGCTTTGGCTCATAGCACTCATCACAGACCTTAAACCCAGTCCACTCTTTTTTAAGCGCATTAAGCTTAAACTGTTGACCACACTGATCGCACAGAGCAAGACCAAATCTGCCAGACGCATAACCGCCCATCAGTAATTCTCCGTGTAGGTAGGCACTGCAAAATAACCAGTGCGTTCTGTGTCTTCTGCGGCGGCTCTTGCAAATTCTTCTTCATAAAATTGCTTGAGCATTGCAATACGATCCGGGGCCTTCTTAACAGACAAGTAGTAAGACAGCCCCGCGGTTAGACAAGGCAAAAAGCGGAAAGAAATATCCGCTGTGTTTGTAATTGCCCCTGTTTCTTCTATGCGGCGAATACCGTAATACCTAAAAATATAGGCCTGGGTGGCATCTGGGGCAGGGTACAAAAACAATTTAGCAGGAACCGTCCGCTGCACAAAAAACTGTGCAGGACGAGACTGAGTTAGCTTGTTTGGTATATGCAAATATTCGGCACTACCAATACGGTCAATCGTAATGTCCTGCTGGTCAGAGGCCCCAGAGTTAGTGCGTATTACCGCAGACAAAACATCTACTGTGTCCGCAGGCAAGGAATATTCCAACACAGCGGCTGTTAAAACTACTTCTCGCTGCTCAATCGTATACAAGTTCAGGCCACGATTAGCCCACTCGGCAAACATCAAATTTAATGACCGTCTTGCCGATTGAACGTCATACCCATCCCGAACCTGCATGCCGCAGCGTTCATACGCTTCGATGATAATTTCATCAAAGTCCGGGTTGTAGGAAGAGACGCCAGAGGTAGTCATGCTTTAATAGATAGTTGCTTTTTGAGCACGGGCGGCACCTACGCCGCGCACTGAGACAGTCTCTCCCGCCACCGTTTTTTTGACGGGCTGACTCATGGTTTTGCCTTGTGGACCAGCCATATCAGAAGCCCCGCCAGAAGCCATCATCTTGGATTTCATCATGCCGCCACTGGCCATCATTTTAGATTTCATCATGCCACCATTGGCCATCATTTTAGATTTCATCATTTTTCCTGCTCCTGATAAAGGTTGTTAAACGTCTGCTCCGCATCCATGTACGAGTCATCTTGCTCTGCACAATGAATCCATTGGTTAGGCCTGAAATCAGGCGCTCCCTGTCCAGTTACCCAGTAGGCTGGACTTGTTACCCGGACCCGGTTGTTGGGCAGCGCCACAACATTTCCTGTCCACTTGCCCGCGTCCGTCAATATCAGCACATGACTTTGCTTGTGCTGCGACGGGTCTTCAGAAACATCGCTCTCTGCATAGTCTACCGTGAACAGATATCTGCCGGTGTAAAACTCCCCGCCTATCTTACACATCCAAGGAGAAGGCTTTGCACGCTCCAAACTGATGATGGAGTGATTGTATGAGTTGCAGTCCCAAGGCTGCGACAGGTGGTTCAACATACGTTCAGGCCACACTTCCAACGGAATATCCCCAACAAGCGCAGCAAGCGGCATCCGTGCCCACATTGCCCCACCATGCACGTTCTCGCCCTCTTCAGCCTCAAGGCCAGTGAAGATGATCTGAAAACTTAAACTGCGATCTGGGATGGTAGTGACGGCCACCGCCAACCCATGAATGTACTCACCCTGGTACTTCTGGTGAGCGTTCGTAAACTCTTTGCGCACCCAGCATTTAAAGTACGGGATGTTGCTTGTCAAGTACATTACTTCCCTGCCCGAATAAGCTGGTCAATCTTTTCTTCAAGCCGATTAAATCGTTGGTCAATGTGATCGGTAATTCTCTGAACCTCTGCATTTGTTGTGTAGTCCCGGGCCATCTCCTCGCGAGTACGATTAAGCAAAATGCCAAGGCGCGTAAGCTCCCCAAACTTTTCTCTTAAAATAAACCCTAGCATGGCCACAACGGCGGTCAGCGCAATATTCCAAATCATCATGTCCATGTCAGCACTTCCACCTTGAAAGAGCAGCCGCCTTACGGGTGGGCTTGCCCTTTTCGTCTTTCATTGGACCCGGCATACCGCTCATGCGCGCGCAGAACGAATCCTTGCGCTTGCCCCCTTGCGGCTGCGGAGCCTTAAGGTTGCTGCCCGTAGCCGCGTTGTACTTGGCCCTACCCTTTGCGGTCAAGCCTGCCCCCTTGGAGACCGGTAGCTTCTCCCCACGGCCAACAGAGAGCGAAGGACCCTTTTTAGCCATAATAAATGTTAGCGACAGTTATGTTGTCCATGTACGCATAGACACCGCTAAGCGCCAGCACTCCGTCTTCTGGGATTTCAGGAGCATTGTTAAAGATGTCTGTTGCCGAGGACTCATACGTCAAGAGCCACGAACCGCCGCCGCTGACATACACCGCTGCAGGGCTACCTGTGATAGACCCAGTGTTAATGTCAGTAAGCGTAAAGCTGTTTGCATCCACTCGGGTAATGACGTAGTTGCCATCTGTTGCGGAAGGAGACGATTCAAAGTGAATTCCAACAACATCCCCAGTAACAAGCCCGTGAGACGTCTTAGATACTGTTACGAGTGTTCCCGTGCGCCCGTACGTGACGCTCGAGGTTACCGGGGCAGTGGCCGTATCAAAAAATACCAATGTTCCCGCTGAGGCCGTTCCTACATAGGATAAAGCTTTAACGCGAGTGCGCCCCAGCACTAAAAAACCGCTTGTGTTTATGTGCGCTTGTTTGACATCAGTTGCCATTTTCTTGCTCCGGTTCTGGTGCGTCTAGCCTGTTTATGAGCATCTTGTATGCTTGGATAGTGGCTTGAGCCTGAGCCAAAAAGATTTGGGCTTTCTGTGCTTCAGTCTCAAGGTCACAAATCTCAGTCTCCAAGAATTCCTTGGTGATCTGCATTAGGCAAAAGTAGCGTAAGCAGGGACGAAGTACACAGTGCCGCCAATCATGACTTTGATTGCTTTAGACACAGTAGTCACGCTGCTTGCTGTAGGCGCAATCGTAGCAGCGGGTGCTGTTTCAATGTTCATCAACAAAGGAACTTCACCTGTGTTTGCACCGCTGTCAGTTACACGAATAAACGAAGCTGTACCGGGCAAAGTAGCGTTAACAGAGTAATCTGTATCCAACTGCAGAACAGCCAAAGTACCGCCGGGAGAAGCTACGGAGCCTCCCAAAGTTGCACGAATAGCGTTAGCCGCACCAGAGATTGTGCCGCCCGTGTTGATTGAAGTGGAGATGTGAGCCCCGTTGATTGTGCCGCCTGTAGCGCCGCCAGTGCCTGTCACTCGGGTCAAAGCACGGAATGTTTCGCCTGAACCGGTAGAGGTAAAGGTCAGCCGGTTGTACGACAAACGTGTATCGCCAGTGGAAGCTGAAGTTGTAGCAAATGCAGCGTTAATGTTTTCCGCTGTAGTTACTTCAATAGGAGAAGCAGAAGTGCCCGTTTCAAAGCCGTTTTGTGATACGACTGGGCCGGAGAACGTGGTGGTTGCCATGATGTGTCCTTACATACAAGTTAGGCGCATTAGTCTGTATGTCGTCAGCCGGGACTGTCTAATGCACCGGAAAACCCCGGGATAAACGCAATATACACCAAAAGAAAAAGGGGCACAAGGCCCCTTTTTCATGTTTCCCAACCGCTTATGCAGCGCCGGGAGAGCCGTAGATGCCGCGTGGATCACTAAAGCCGAAACTGTAGCGCTCACGAGCCTTGTAACGGACGTTACCTGTCTCAAAATCGCCTTCAAAAGCGGTTTTGATAGGGGAACGGTTGAACATCTTCAAGCCGTTAGGTGCGTCAGTCAGCAAGAAAAACGCATCGGTGTCAGTCAGGTAATGATTGACAGAGTAGCCCTCTGGAATCAGACCCATTGACTTGATAGCGTTAATGTCGTTGTCTGCCGTTGCGGTACGCTGAACAGTCTTCATCAAGCGTTCTGCAGTGAACTGCAGCTCTTTAGGGACGATCAACTTACGTGCAGTCAGCGCAACTTTTAGGCCGCGTTCATCTGTAAACGATGCAATGTCAATGATGCCTTGCTCGAGAGAAGTCTCGTTCAAGTCAGCAGCAACCGTTGGTCGATTAGAGAAGTTTGGACCTAGCGCCGTTGGGTGGGCAGTGGACATCAAAGCCACGCCGTCGCCGCCAGCAAACTGACCACCAGTAAAGCCATTGTTCAGCACAGAAGCAGCTTTTACTTGCTTAG